GAATCAACTGTTAAATTATCACTCTTAGGTGAATAATAGAGATTTCTATATCCTCTTTCTAATACAGAATCAATAGCCGCCCAACCAATAGAAGCATTTTCTACTACTAAAAGGGCTTGATTATATTCAGTAGCAATAGCAACTAAAAAGTAACCGAATTCTTTAGGTGACATTTGTCCTTTGTATTCTGCAACTTGTGTATTAGTTGCAATATCCATCACATGAAAAGTAGAAAAATCTTTACCATCACCTCTAGCCACGTCTGCTATTACCATGTATTCACGTGTGTAATCTGCAGGTTCCCATACCCATAAATTATGGTCAGCTCCTCTTCTTTCTACTGGTTCCTGAATAGTGGTTTCTTTAATAAAATCAATCCATTCATTATAAAATACTACATCACCAGAAGTATTAAAATCACAGTCACATTCTTGTGATGCTAATCTAGGATCTCCTAATAATTCATCTTGTCTTTTTCTCCAAGACTCATCTCGTTCAGGATGGACATACCATGGTAATTTAATAGGTAAAAAATCATTTTCATTAGATTCAGCTGATACCCATGTTTTATGAAACCAGTTTCCAGTACCATAAGGAGTAGATAATACAATTGCACCACCACCTGTTGCTAATGTTTGTTGAGCTGAAGCCCAAATCTCACCAATCTGTTCAATAAAAGCTGCCTCATCAACAATCAGCAAAGATACTGCTTCTGATCGACCTGCATCACTTGATGCTGAAGTTGCTTTAATTTGTGAGCCATTATTTAATCGTAATGTTAATTTATTATGTTCTTCAAAGGGTATTTTTAACCAAGATGGTAAATTATCAAACATGAATTTAACTTTCGTTACCATGTTTTTAGCTGTTTCTTGCTTAGTTGCAATACATAACACGTTTTTATCTTTATGGAATAACATTAACCATAAAGAATAACCAGCAGCTAATGTTGATATACCTAACTGTCTAGATTTTAATACAATTGAATATGGATTATCTCTAAATAATCTTAATGTTTTTTCCTGGAAAGGATATAGATTAAACATTACCCTGCCACGTTGAGGATGTTGAATATGGCAGTATTTTTTCATGAAGTGAGCAGGATCATTCAAACATTTGATGTATTCCTGCCTAATTACTTCTTTTAAGTTTACATTTTCACTCATAGAGCTATTAATAAGCCCGATATAATTCCTAGAAATCCACTAATATAACCTAAATTTCTTCGCTTAAGGGCTGTTTTATATTCTTTTTTATACAATGTAACTTCTTTGTCTTTATTCTCAATTAATTGCTTATAATCACTTTCATTTTTAATATACAAAGCAATTTGGGCATCTTTAATTTTAATAATACTATCTTGATTAAATACAATTTTATCTAAAATAACAACAGAGTCACGAACAACTCCTAATTGATCCTTTAAATAATTTCTTTCTGTTTTAACTACTAATGCCTTTTTTAAGGCAATACAAGGTACACAACATGTTGAATCATTCAAAAGCACTTGAGAACTCAAGGGCAGCATCAGCATTAGACATAGTGATAATGCGATTATGTTCTTCATTATATTTTTCTTTATATTCATTTGCTTTTTTATTTAAACTACTTAATTTTTTCTTATCCTCATTTACTGCACTTCCTAAAACACAAGCTATAGAGTCTAACTGCTTAATTTTAGCTGAGGTAGAATCTATAGCAGTGTATAAAGAATCATTTTGAGCATGTAATCTATCTAATTCTGCTTGAAATTTTTTATTAGATGGTAAAGCAAACATAACAACTAAAGTTGCTATTAAAGCTCCTAATCCAAAACTAATTATATGTTTCATATTATCCAACTAAATCTCCAGTATCAATTTTAACGTCTCTTTCTTTAAACGCTTTAACTAATTTTGGATTTTTAATAAATTGTTTCAAAGCAACCATTTTATCATTACGTTTTTCTCCTTTTTCCATCGCTTTAATTTTTTTAACTATATTTTTTAATTTAGTTTTAAAATCTTCAAATTGGTCATCAGAAATTGTTTTTTTAGCATGAGCACCTTTTACTTTTTCTTTTTCAAGTTCAGCTTTAGTAGGTTCTCTATCTTCATCTTCATTTTCTTTTAAATTCTTTTTAAGATAATCTAAATCAATATCAATTTCTAAACTAACATTTCCTTCTTTAGCTTTTTCATTATGAGGTTTAATAACAAGTTTACCAACATTGTCTTTTACCTTCATTACTTTCCAATCTTCACCATCTTTAAATTTAAGAATATCACCTACTTTATATTTTTCAATTGATTCTTCTTCTAAAGTAACACTACCGCCTGCTTTTAAAGTATTAAGAGGAGTTGTTTTGTCTTTAGCAGCTGCAAATTTAGGATCTTTTTGAAGAGCACCTATAGCTCCAGCACCGACATAAGTACCTTCTTCTACAGATTCCTCTGATAGAATTTCGTATACGTTATCTTTAATTTGTTTCTTTAATTCAGATAATTTCATACTCATAAATATTAACTAAAAATTGTTTCACGCATTTTAGCAATACGTTCTTCAGTAGTACCTGAAAGTTCAATTAAGTGTTTAATTTTATGATGACTTCTATATATTAATAATTTGATTATATTATCAATAGTTTCCCTATATTTTAAATCTGTTTCACGAACTCCATTATCTTCCATTTTAACACCTTCAGGAGAAACATAAAATATATAATCATATTCACCTACTAACTTAGAAGCAGCATCACAAAATGCTTCAGCATCATAATATTCAATTGATTTAGCTGCTTTAGTAAACGCCATAACATCAATTACAGTTCTATCTGTAATAATATTTTCACTCATCAATTCAGCACAACGTTCAGCTAAAAATACAAATTGACCTTTTAATGTAGAATCAGTATTTAATGGAATACCTAAATCACGTAAATACTTAGAACGCTCAGTAGCAAAATTATATCCTTTAAATTCAGGTAAAGACATTAAAGCATTTACCAATGTAGTTTTACCTACACTCATTGTTCCACACAATCCTATCTTCATATTAGTTTCTATTTTGGCCTGCCTGACCCGCTGATGTTTTATACCATGGAAGACCTTCACGATTACGTCTTGCTTCTTTCCATCCATCTTCAGTATATTTAATTCCATGAAGATGATATTCACGTTTACGATTATCACCTTCAGGAATTAATGCTGGTCCTTCTAAGTTATGTAATTTACCTTCCCAAACATAAGCGATAGTACCATCAGCTTTAGTTAATTTTTTACTTGGTTGAAATCTATTCTTATCATTCATGCTGTTAATATAACATATTTTTTATAAAAAGCCAAACATTATCTCCAATTAATAATATCTCCTTGGATATTGTCCCAAGGGCATTCTTTACTTATTAATTTTTCTACAGCTAAAATACCTTGAGCTCCTGAAACTGTAATACCACGAGCTGATAAAGCATCTCCTACAAAATGAACATCTGGGTAATCAATTAAAGCTAAATCACTATGATAAACTAATGGTTCAGGTGACAAATATTTTACTTCAGGAATATAAATACCCCAATCATTTCTTAATGTTGGAAATACTGTTTTCATATCTGTAATAAAATCAACAATATAATCCCAATATTCACCCATAATATTACTAACTTCTTTTAATGTATTAATTTGATGAACACCCATTTCATTACCTTCTGATGTTGTGGATGGTTTACGAGTTGGAGAATAATATAATCCTTTTTTACTGTATTGTAATTTAGAAACTATATTTCTTGACCATTCAAATGGATTTTTAATACCATTAATTTCCATTAAAATACCAAAATTAGTCATATCATTCCTATATTTAGAATCTTTTTTAGCATGACCATTATAAGTGATATCACCATATGTTTCTTCTACAGCAACATAAGCAGCATTATTATTAGTACAAAACGAACGTAATGATACTCCTTTATCTTCAAACTTTCTATACAATTTAAAGTCATAACTAATATCAATTAGATCTTGGAAGTGTTTTTGTGGTGCTTCAAATCGAACTCCAATTTGTACAGATTTATGTTCAGTTTCTAATTGGTATTCATCTTGGATTTCTTGAACAAAATCAATACCTGATTTACCTACTGCAAATATTAACTGATCATATTCTAAAGCACGTTCACCTTCTTTACCATTAACTGTTAAATTAACTAAATTAGACTCAAAATCAACCCTAAATACACGCTCATTCCAAATAAAATTAACATCTTTAGATACTAAATAATCATACCAATTTTTACCAATTTCATGTAGATAATCTGTACCAACATGCCAAACAGGAAATAATCGCAATCCAAAATAAGGTTTAATAAATTCAGGTTCTTCAACTGGATTTGAACATTGTACTTCTTCTGGTTTTGGATGGAAACGTTTAAAGTTAGTAATAACTTCATCCATCAACTTCATAGCTTTTTCCTCACCAACATATTTAGATAGTTGACCTCCAATTGCTGTATGGTAAGTTAGTTTACCATCAGACCAACCTCCAGCACCTAAAAAACCTGTCATTACTTCTTCAGGTTTTCGATTATAAGGATCATTACCCATATCAACAATAGTAATGTTTTTTCCAGGAAAACCATTGTCTACTAATTTAGTTGCAGCATTTACACCAGCTACACCTGCTCCTACAATTACAATTTTCTTTGCCATATTTAACGTTTTAATATAATGTACTTTATCTAATTTTCCAAATTAAAAGTAGCCCACTTTTTAAGGTGGGCCACAGCTCCATATTTTTATTTATTTAGGCGACTGGCTATGAATCAGTCTATAAAATTAAGCTATTTTGGTTTGGGATTTGATTTTACCTAAGAAACCAATTATTTCACTTACTTTAACACTACCAAATACACCTTCTAAAGCTTTTATTACTACTGAATCAGGTCCTAATACTGTTTTAAAGGCTGAACCTGCTGCTATTGCTAATATAACCACATACAATACTTGAGCAGTAGTTACTAATTTTTGCTCATCTATTTCACCATTTGGTTTTTTCCAAATTTTAGAAGCAAATCCTGTTAATTTAATAGCTCCTATAATAGCTTTAATATATAATTTTTCCCACTTATGGGCATTTTTTTCCATCCAAGCTGCTATTTTTACCTCATCTTTTCCAGTTAATTTTTTAGCTATCCAATTAATTGATTTTCCTAACCATGCAAGAAGTTTTGGAGCTGCTAATAATCCTCCTACTACTAAACCAGTTATTGATTCATTTAATAATTCTCCTTCTACAGTCATTGCTGATTCACATTCTCCTTCTTTAAGAGAACTTAAATCATCTAATTGACTAGCTCCACCTTTAATAGCATCATCAATACTAGAATCTTCAGTTTCAACTTCAGCCATTTTTTCTTTGTATTGACCTTCAGTAATAATGCCCGCACGTTTCTGAAGTAATAATATTTCTTCTGTTAAAATCATGATTTTGTTATAAATATGTTATTTTTTAATCAGTTAAAGGACCACCAACAACCCACGCATCACAGGTTCTAGCAGCAGCACATTTAAACTTTAAAAATCTGCAATATCCAAGTTGTCCTGCTTCAATAACATCAAAAGGATCTTCACTACCTTCATCATCACCTATTCCTTTAGCAATACAATCTAAAGTCTTTTTTGTTATATCAAAAGCAGCACAATTGCCACAAAGAGATTTTTTAGCTTCTTCTACAGAATCAAGCTTCCACATATTAACTTTAGCCTGCCAAAACTTGTTATTAGGTTCATTTGGGTTTAAAGGCCCATATCCATATTCATTGATTGCCTTTTGTCTATTCTGGAGATTTAATTCAATGTTTTGAGTAGGGGCAGGGCATTTTGCTATCTCTGCTTCGCTTAATATATCTAATAAGTTAATCATGTTATTTTTCTCTTATTAATAATTCACCTAACACCTCTAAACGTCCAACTTCACGTTGGAATTCAATTGGTGTCATACTTAATGATATCTTCTTTAATGTTTGGTCAAATTCTTTTTTAGCTGTTTCTTTATCAAATTTGCCTTCAGTAGCTTTTTTATAATAAGGAGCTTTAACTTTAAAATGATGCCAAGTTAAAAGAGATAAACCACCTTTCTCTTCAGCATTTGAAGCTATTTTAGCAGCACCTTCACCACGTTTTTTAGCTAACTCTTCAAAAGTTTCTTTATTTGCTTCTAATAGTAATTTTATAAATTTTATCATTTTGTTTTTCCCCAAGTTTTACCTTTACCTTTAGCTTTACATTGAGAAGGAGTTGGTCTACAAGCAGGGTATTTAGAACGTTTTTCACCTTCTTTTCTACCACAAGCTTTATAACCTCCTTTACCATCAGGAGCA